CAGTAGGCGGTGACGTAGTCGATCGGTTCGGTAGGCATTAGCCGGCCTCCAGCTCGCGCTGCTTGGCGCCCTCCTGAAGGGCGGCGATGTATGCGGCTGAGTCGCCGCTGACAACCAGTGTGGTCGATCCTGCGCCTGCCTGGAGGTCTTCAAGGCCGGCGTACTTCACGCGCTTCTCCTGGATCTTCAGGACCGTCTCGATGGCCTTCAGGTCGCCCTTGCGGGCCCGGCCGTAGATTGCCCACTGCATCTCGTCGAGGCGCTCCAGCTCGAGATCGAGCATCTCCAGCTTCGAGCCACGGTCCACCAGGTCGGCCGCGGCCCTGATCCGCTCGGAGACGAGGGTGGAGGCAGCGAACTCGGTGATCCCGAGCTCCTCGGCGATGTCCCACCAGGAGGCCCCGGCTCGCTTCATCTCGTGGGCCTTGCGGGCCAGCTCGTTCTGCCGGTGCATGGCGTCAGCTTCGGCCATGGCCTTTCTGGCCTGCTGGACTGGGGTCGCTCTAGGCACTTCGGGTCCTCTCGGCGTTGACAGCATCGATGTAGTCGATCACGGCCCGCCAGTCCTTGTACGCGCGCAGCAGGCGCCGGCGGGTCTTCTCGTCGATGCCGCCCCACACCCCATAGCGTTCCCTGCCCCTCAGCGAGGCGATCATGCAGGACCGTTGGACGGGGCAGGAAGCACAGATCCCCCTGGCTAGGCGTAGCTCCTTCCTAGTCAGGGGGATCTCCGTGCTGCCGTAGAACGCCACCGAGGGCATCTCGTTGCACGCTGCGTCGTCAGCCCAGTCTCGAGCGGGCATATAGCGCGATGCAGGTGGCGTCAATGGAATCCTGGGAATGGCACTCCTGGGCGTACTGCGGGTGGTTGGCGGTGAGCCAGGCTGCGATCTGGTCCTTGTTTGCGTTCCCATGCCCCGTGACCGCCTTCTTCCACTCCGTGTTGGACACCCGTTCTACAGATGATCCAACCTCAGACGCGGCGAAGGCAAGCGCCCCACCCACAGCGGCGAGTCGCAGGGCAGTCCTCACACTCGCCTGCGAGCCCTGGACGGGCTCCTCGACGAGGATCAGGTCAGGGTCGACCCCGATGATGAAGTTCTGCAGCCAGTGGCACATGACGGGGATGTTCCGCTGATCGTCATCGATGCCTTTGCGGTGCTTGATGACGAGTTCGTCCGCATGGTGAACGATGCCACTCAGCCAGCAGACAGCGACTCGCTTCACGCCGAAGTCGACCCCGATGACGCTGCTCATGTCGCTTTCCTACGAGCAGCAGCCATGGCAGCGGGGATGGTGATGCGGCACCCGCATTGGTCGTTGCAGCCCAACTCGGCTACCCGTTCGGCGGCACGCTTCCGCTCATCGGCCACACCATCGCAGTAGGCCGCTGCCGCAGCGCAGTCATGCCGGTCGCAGATGGATGGGTCGGGGCAGTCAGCCTTCTCCCGCTCATCGGCACGGACACGGGCGATGAACTCACACGCGCATTGAGGAGTCTGCACGCGCTTGACGACGTAGACCGTTTCCCGCTCGGGCGGGGTTGTCGCGTTGCGAGGACAGTAAGGGTCGTGGGTCATCACGCCTTCCCTTCTATCGCTGCCAACGCAACGCTGAACTCATGCCGCCAGACCGTGACTCCGATTCCGCTACGCCGACCGTTGGGCCAGTAGAAGTGGAACCGCTGCCAGCGGCGTGCCTCGGGCGTGGCGAGCCATTCCTGCCGGTGATGGTGTGTCCTGAGCCGACTCATGTCGTCGCCTCCCCGTCTATCGCTGCATCGGTCCAGTAGGTGACCACGCCAACCGGCCAGCGGTAACGGCGGTCAGGCTTGCCGTCCTTGCGCCTCGGCCAGCCGCTTGTGTAGTGCTGAGGCCCGTGCGGTCGTGTCTCGCTGTCGCCGTTGGCGCACGGTTCACCGTCAGGGCTGACGGCTTCGCATGGGGTGAACAGTTCCAGCCTCATGGGGTTGCCTCCCCGTCGTGGATAGCCGCTCGTCGCCACGCGAGAGCGTTCTTGCCGTACACCCAGCCGTAGGCCACCGCTGACACGATGAACCCGTACTGCTGCGTGCTGACCGCGTAGGCCAGCCACAGCACCTGAGCGCCCAGTCCGATGAGCCACGCCCACCAGACCTTGCGACCGGCCATGTAGAGGCCGAACACTCCGACAGCGGTGAGCAGCCATGACCACCACATCAGCGGTCCTCCCCGTCGTGGATGAGGGTGACGGGGCCGAACCTGAACATTTCGGCCCACTGCATCGTGTGCATGGCGTAGCCCTGCCAGCCCAGCGCGCTGCGCTGCACCGCCTCGTTGCCAACAGCGAGCAGCACCACCGACCCGACCGCAGGCTCAGGGTCGTCGGCGGTGAGGGTGCGGGGAGCCAGCCGTGACTTGTCGGGCCGCTCCCAGATCGGCAGCCCATCCTCGCCCTCTCCGTCGAACTCCAACGGGAAGTCGTAGTCCACGAACGAGCCGAACGGCCACCACCCATCACGGGTGAGGGTACGGGGGGCGGCTGGCACGACTAGACCGGGAACCTCGCCAGCGGCAGCCTGTCGCCAGCCGTTGACCACGCCTTCCGCGTACTTCGGCATGGCAGCCAGCGCCGCCGCGTGCTTCTCTCGCTCGGCTGCTACAGCGTTGGCTTGATGCTCTATGCACTGAGCCTTCTGCTTTGCCAGCGCAGCCGCGTGCGCCTGCTCAGCGTTGCGGAACCGCGCCTCCCAATGGCGACGCTCTGCCGCTCGCGCTTCAGCAGCGGCCTCAGCGACGATGCGGGCATGGTCGGCGTGCTTGACGAACTCGCCTTTGCTTGCCACCCACGCGGGTGCTCCGCGTTCGATGTCCCACCGCTGCACGCTCATCAGATCCTTCCTTTCGCCTGGAGGTATAGCACGATGCCCAGCGCGCTGAGCAGGCCAGCAGGGACGAGCCAGATCATGCTTCGGACACCTCCTTCAGCGCCTTCTCGGCGCCGGCCGTGGCCATCTGCAGAGACTGGCCCAGTCCGTTGTAGGCCTTCACCGTCCCCCTTCGCTTCATCTCGGCCTCCTGGCAGACGGTGGAGAAGTTGCAGTAGTCGACCTGCTTCTTCCACTTCGCTACTTCCTGCTTCGTGCAATCCTCGAGGATGTCCCCGTCGAAGATCCGCCAGCAGCCCGGCAGAACCTCGGGCAGGGTGCCCTTGTCGACGTGGTGGATCATGTCGGTGATCATCTGGGACATCTCGTGCATGATGTCCCCGTTGAGGGCGACACGGAACTCCCGGAACGCGTTGGAGTCCCGGTTCACGTAGACCAGCGACACCGCATCGGCGCCCGTGGCGAGCATGTACGGGTGGCACTGGCGGATGTGCTCAGGCTTCGGCTCCGTCCAGTCGGCGATCGCCTTGTCCCCACGGAAGCCCTTCCAACGGTCCGTGCCGACCGTCTTGATCTCCAGCACGGAGCCGTCCTTGTTGCGGCCGTCCACGGATCCACGCAGGTACCAGTCGGGCAGGTCGATCTGGACCTCAACGTCAGTCAGCCAGCCAGCCGACAGGCCTTCCATCTGCCACTTGTAGTGCAGCCACGAGCCAGCGTCAGCCATCTCGTCCCACGCCTCCACTCGCGGCTCCTGCTTGGCGCCGTAGTAGGAGAACACCTGCGCCCTGGGGCACGGGTTGCCGATCATCGAGGGCCGGAACCGCTTCGACCCATCAGAGCGTCGGCCTGACTTCAGGTCAGAGGCCATCACTGCGAGGATCGTGTCGACAGCCTCATCAGTGATGTGCTTGCCTGCCTTGCGCCACTCATCCACCCAGGCAGTGACCGGCAGGTTCATGCCGGCCTCAGCCATGAGTGCAGCGAGATTGCTCATACGACGACCTCCAGGGTGGTCTCGGGGTAGTGATTGAACGCCTTGAAGGGGGCGTCGAGTACGCCGTTCAGGAAGACAGGCGGCCCGTCGAACCGGACGCACACCATCCCCTTCTTCATCCGCTTCGTGCACCCGCGGTGAATGACACCGACGCAGCCCAACTGGGTGCGAACCTGCTGGCCGTCCTCAAACATTGGTCTCCTTCACGTCGTATCCGAGCGGAACCCCATCGAGGGCACCCGCTTCCCACAGGACACCGATCACTCCACCGCACACGGAAGGGTGATGGTTCTTCAGCACGTTCCGGCAGCCCGGGACAGCTCTCTTGCCCACTCGCTCCGCCAGGTCGGCGATCGAGCTGTACGGGGCATGCATGGCGAGCTCAGTCGCTGCCACCCCGCCGACACCCTTGATGGACTGCAGGCCACGGCGGATCGCCTTGCCCGGCACGTCGGCGGTGTAGTGCACCCCTGAGCGGTTCACGTTCGGGTTGCGCACCGTGATCTTCGCCTTCAGCACTTCGCTGAGGTAGAACTTCTCCTTGTCCGTGCCGATGTAGGCGTTCAGCATCCCCGTCCAGTAGGCGACGGGAGCGTGGACCTTGTACCAGCAGGTGATGTAGGCCAGCACCCCGTACGAGGTGGAGTGGGCAAGGTTGAACCCGTAGGCGGCGAACCCCGTCGCTGAGGTCCACAGCCAGTTGATATCGACCTCGGCCATGTCGGCCGCGCGCGCCAGCTCGTAGACCTTGTCCTTGTACGAGTCGATGACCTTGCCAGCGTCGCCGATGTTCTGGTTGGAGGCCTTGACCGCCTTCAGGAACTTCGTGAGGTCGTCCGGGCCCATGCCCAGGTCACGCAGCACCCAGATGACCTGCTCCTGGAAGATGAGCAGGCCGTACGTCTTCTGGGTGTGCCGAGCGAGGATCTCGTGACGTACTGCGTGAGCCAGGCCGTGACGCCGGTCGATGTAGGCGTCGTCCGTGCCCGTGTCCTGGCAGGCAGGCCGGAACAGTGCCATGGCAGCGATGACGTCCTTGATGCCAGTCGGCTTGAGCCGACGGATGCCGTTCTTCGCCGAGCCACCCTCCAGTTGGAACACGCCAGCGGTCTCGCCACGGCCCATGGCCTGGTACACCTTGCGATCGTTCAGCGGCACTTCCTCCTTCGTGATGCCGGTGATGGTCTCCATCGTCTTCAGGGCCGACAGGGTCCGCAGACCCAGCAGGTCCAGCTTCAGCAGGCCCATCGCCTCGACGTCGTTCATGTCCAGGCCGGTGATCATGGTCTCGCTGGACGCCACCCACTGCAACGGGACGCCACTGATGGACTGCTCGTCCGGTGCGATGAGCACACCGCCTGCATGCACCCCGTAGCCGTTGTAGGCCTTGAACGAGGCGAGATCGGTCAGCTCGAGCCACTCCTTGTCAGGGATGGGAGCGTTCGGGTCGCGGCCGGTGCGCCGTGCCTTCGTCTTCCACCTGACGAGGATCGAGCCGGCCTGGTCCCCATCACCGTCGATGCCGATGCCCATCTTCGCCCACGTGCCGATGCGGTAGGTGATGTAGTCGTTCTTCAGCCACTCGAGCACCTCCTCACGGCGCAGGTGTTCGACGTCCAGATCAATGTCCGGCGGCTTCGTGCGATCGCGGGACAGGAACCGGGAGAAGTCCAGGCCCCACTCGATCGGGTTGAACTGGGTGATGTCCAGCAGCCAGCACAGCAGTGAACCCGAGGCTGAGCCGCGGACGTTGTAGACGATGCCCTCGGAGCGCATCTTGTCGCACACCATCTTCGTGAAGAGCAGGTACCCGGGGAAGCCGGCGCCAACGACGACGTCGATCTCCTCCTCAGCCCGGGCGACCGTCTGCTTCACGTGCACCTTCTTGATGGTGCCGTCGGCAATGCGGGCATGAAGCACCTTCATGGCCATGTCGATCAGCTCCTTGTCAGGGTCGCCTGACACCGTGATGTCAGGCACCTGCATCCGGAACGTGTCCAGCTCGGGGATGACCACCTTCGCCTTCCCCAGCAGATCGCTCAGGCCCTCCATGCCGGAGGCGTAGATCTTCGCGCTGTGGTGGTCCATCATCCAGTCGTCGTCCACCATGTGGTACCCGTCGCCGGGGAACACGGCATCGTCAGGATCGTCCGACCAGGACACCAGGCGCTTCATCGTCTCGTGCACGGGCCGGTCGGTGGCGTTGACGTAGTGGGAGTCCTGCGTGATGACCGTCGGCATCCCCATGACGTCGGCGAGCGTCCACAGGAACCCAGCCTGCAGGTCGTCGTTGTGGGTCTCGTCCTCGATCTGGTGGTTCTGGATCTCGATGTAGCACCCAGCGCCGAACCAGCGGTCCAGGGCCATGATGACGTTCTGGACGGCCCGCACGTTGCCCTCGCGCAGCAGCTTCGGGATCACGCCGAACCAGCAGCCCGTCATGCAGGCCACGCCCTCGAGCCGACCGTCAGCAGCAGCAGTTGCCAGATCGCTCATGTCGAGCACGGGCCCGTACCGGAAGTTGGAGTGGGCCATATTCGACAGGCCCACGAGGTTGCGGTAGCCCTGCTCCGTGGTCGCCAGCATCCCCATGTGACTGGTCAGCGGGCGCTTGCCCTTGAGCCGGTCCATGGACACGTACGCCTCGATGCCCGGCAGTGGCTCGATGCCGGCCTTGCGGCACGCCTGGTACAGCTGCACGGAGCCAGCAGGGTTGCCATGGTCGGTGAGCCCGAGGGCGGGGTACTGCAGCTCGGCCGCGCGGTCCACGATCGCCTGAACAGTGGGCAGTGCGTCCTTCGCCGAGAACTTGCTATGGGTGTGCGCTGACCAGAACTTCATCAGGTCTCCTCATTCCCAGGTGGCGCGGTGGAGCTCGCCACGCGGATAGATGTCTTCCCTCGGCCACGCATCACGGCCGGTCGTGGCTGCTCCGTACTGCATGGAGAACCCGTCCTCGCCGACGATGCTCTCGGCCAGCTTGCGTGCGCGCTGGGTGTCTGGCGCGAAGATGGTCAGCCAGCCGTCAGGGTGGACCCATGGCGCTATCGGGTGCGGCTCATGCCGGTGCTTCTGGCCGAACGTGAAGCGGTACTCGTTCTGCATGGTGGTCTCCTAGGTGATCAGGGATTGCTTGCAGGTCTCGCACGATATGTCGGCCGCGATTCCGTTGGTGGTGGGCGTCCGTGAACGCAACTTCATCCCACAAGGAGTCGTACGGACGTCGTCTTCATCAGTGATTACCACGTGCATGTATCCGCACTGCTTGTACATGCGAACAGGCTGGAGCCGATCGAAGCCAAGCTCGTCAGCGATCTGATTGGCTAGTCGCGCAGCGATCCTGTTGCGCGCCACGTGGACTCCACCTGACTTCTTGCTTCCCGATGCAGTGATGCAGTGATCGCCAATCGCTGCGTGACAGTCAGGACACACCACGTCCCGAGGCTTCAGTTTCCTCGCGCGTCGGTACGGCTCAGGGGCTGCCCTGAAGGCAGATCTGCGTGTGACTATTGCGACTTTATGCGAGATCTTCGCCACGGTAGTCTCCTTCGGGTATGGCTGAGGGGGCCAGCCCATGACAGGCCAGCCCCCTCAGCAGGGTTCCTACAGGTGCTGCTTCGCGAGCTCGATCAGGTCGGGCCGCGAGATCCCCGCAGGCACGGAGACAGGAGGCTTGAGGGCCGCGAGCTTCCGCTTGATGGTGGCCGGCGGCATGTCCGACCAGTCGACGCCGGACTCGGTGTGCACTGTGTCCGTCTGGTGGGCGGCGACGAAGTCCTCGAGGATCTCGCCCTCCTCCTCGACCACGCCATCACCGTCAGGGTCGAGCATGGTGCCCTCAGCCGCGGCGTCGATCTCCTCGACAGCCTTCTCCACGGCCTTGCGCAGGTCGTTGACCCACACGACCGTGTCCAGCGGGTCGGGCAGGTCGTCGACGGGCGGCTCACCCTTCACACGGGTGATGATGAGCCGAGTCGGCGTGCCGTCCACGAGAAGGTCCCACGTGGCGGCCGTCGGGTCGAAGTTCTCGTCAGCGTCCCGGTACGTGGCGAACGTGGTGAGGATGTCCTGGAACGCGGACTTGGAGAACTTCAGCAGGATGTGCGTCCCCGGTGCGGGGTCGTACTGCGTCTTCTTCTCGAGGTTGCCCTCGATGTAGATGACGTTGCCGATGACCTTGTCGGAGGCCGACGCGAACGAGCGGCCATCCTGCAGGTCGAACTTGCCCGGGCGCACGCGCTGGGCGATCGGGTCACGCTTCGCGCGCTTCTTGCGCTTGCCATCCTCGGGATCGACGATGACCTCGAAGTCGTCCACGGGGATCTCCCGCATGCCGTTGGGCAGGTCGTAGCCGCCCACCAGGCCGTTGTACGCGGTGACCTCGCGGTAGGCGCACCAGCCGTGGTCCAGCGCCATGCTGGCCGGGTCGGTGACGAACCGGACGCGGATCTTCTTGCCCTTGGGCAGGTTGAACGTGACCTTCTTGAAGCCGGAGCCCTTGACCCACTCGGTCTCCAGGACGTCTTCGTCGGTGTGTGCGTAGCTCATGCCTTGCTCTCCTTTGCGGCCTTCTCGTTCTCGATGATGGTCCTCTGGGCGAACCGCGCTGCGTCCGCTGCGTCCATGGCGCCGTTCACGGCTGCCTCGTTGACCCGGTACTGCAACTCCTGGGTGAGCTCGCCCGGCAGGGCCTTGTCCTCGTACTCGAAGTTGGCCCACGCCTGGCGGCCACCCTCGACGATGACGAGGCTGATCTTGCTCATCGCACGCGCGTCCTGCGTCTGCGGCGTCATGGCTTCCGTCTCCACCACAACCTCTTCGGACGGCAGGTCCTGCACGTCCACGTCGTCACTCATTGCCGGTCTCCTCACTGGTATCCGTGACCGTGAACTTCACGTACGGCTTGTTGTTCTTGCGGCTGATCGCCGCAGCGGCCGGCTTCCCCGTGTCGAAGAATCCAGCCTCCTTGAAGCGCTTGAGCTTCTCGGGGACGAGCACGACCTTGGTCTCGGTGACCTCGGCGTACAGCAGAGGGGACACGGACTCAAGCACATCCAGGTCAAGGGACTCTGACACGCCCTGGACCACGGTGGCCTTCACCCTGAGGTTGTCCCGCTCGTACACGGCCTGCTTGCCGATCTCCTTGCAAGCCCACTCCTCGAGGTACTTCTCCTCCATCTCGAGGGCCTTGATCTGCGCCTTGATGTCGCGCAGACGCTCCGCGTCGGTGACCGACTCAGAGGACAGCTCGAACAGCTGCTCTTCGGGCTCGGTCAGGTCGTCGTCGCTCACGCCTGAACCTCGAGCACGATCTGGCCCTGCACCGTCTCCGGCGAGGACAACTGATGGGCGAACTCGATGGTGTCCTGGATGGACTCCAGCACACGGCGCTCCTTGGCGAGCTCACGCTCCTTGGACTGGATGCTGTCCGCGACGCGCTTCTCGAGCGCCTGGAAGCCGGTCTCGACCTCGGCCGGGGTGGCCGCGAAGAGCTTCAACTCGCTGCCCGTGGCGTACACCGCGAGCTCGGGGGTGCCGGTGGAGCTGACGTCGAACTCCAGCGCCGTGATCAGCGCCTCAGTGCCGTTGTGGTCCACGGTCTGGACGATGCCGAAGACCAGCGTGTGGGTCTCGGAGTAGGAGCGCTTGCTGAAGCGCTTGTAGACGTCGCCCTTGCGCAGCGTGAGGATCGTGACGATCTCCGCTGAGGCCTGGACGAGGGTGTTGACGGTGGTGCTCATCTGGTCTCCTTCTTGGCTCGCTGCAGCGTCTCCTGCAGCCCTTTGATCCTGGCTTCCACGGGAACCTCGCCCGGGTCGTTGCCTCCATTCCTAGACCAGTGGTGTGACACCACCGGCGCTGTCGTGATGGACCACCGTGCTCTCTGGGCTGCGAGGATGCCAGCCTTGTCGTCGTCGAACGCAGTGATGATGATGGCTGGGTTGATCTCGGCTAGCAGCATGGCCTGGGGGTAGTGGATGCCGGCGCCGAAGCAGCCGAACACACTCCACCCGTCAGGCAGTCCTGCCTGCTGCAGTGCCATGACGTCAGGTGCTCCCTCCACGAGGATGGCGACGTCATTGGGGGCGAAGGGGTCCCACTTGCCGTAGAGAGTCTTCGAGGTGGGCACGTTCCACGGGTACTTGTACTTCGGCTTCTCGTTGTCCGAGCGCCTCACCACTCCCATGACCCGGCCATCCCACGACCTGACCGGGTACGTCGGCTGGCCCGTCTCAGGGTCAGTGCCGCACCGGTTCGCCCTGGCCACTTCCTCACCGAACCGCTCCACCCAGTAGGGCGAGGGATGGTGAGCATCGAACAGGTCCAGCCACTCCTCGGCGTAGAACCGAACAGGCAGCTCGCCCTTGATGATCTTGATCAGCTCTTCAGCCTCAGGGACCAGAGCACCCTCATCGAGGATGCCGTGGGCACCACAGGCGTAGCAGACCCACACCCCCTTCAGGACGTTCACGGACGCAGAGGCATTGGAGTCCTCGTGCACGTGGCAGCGGAAGGGCCGCTCCACGCCTCTGCCTTCAGTGAGCGCCTCAGCGAGGGTCGCTCCCGAGCTCACGACCCGTGTTCGTGGTCGGGGTGGCAGTCCGGGTTCGTGCAGGGGATCAGTGCGATCCCAGCGCTGATCCCGGCCTTCTTGAAGGCCTCCTGGGCGGTCTTCAGTGCGTCCCTGACCTCAGGGGGCAGGGAGTCCAGGAACGCCTTGTACTCGTCCAGGGCGGACATCTCGTACTGGTCACGCACGACTTCGTGCAGGCCAGTCAGGTCGATCTCCAACCTCAGCTGGGCCTTGGCCATGAGGTTGGCGAACTCGGCCTTCTCGCGCGGGTCGCGGCCGAAGAGCAGTTCGTCGATGTACACAGTCTGGTCTGCGATCTGGTCTTCGCGGGGTCGTTCGTCGATCATTCCGGTCTCCTTGGGTGGGCTACTGCAGGGTGGCGCTGACAGCTATGTCGTCCTCCAACTTCAATCTCGCGGCTTCCTCGGGGGTGATGTCCTCGAACCTGCGCTCCTCAGGCTCGAATCGGGTGTACCAGCGGGCGCCGGTGCGTCCGTGGCGGTTCTTCAGCATGATGTTGATCCGGGTCCTCAGTGAGGTGTCGCCTGTGGCCACGAACACGTCGGCGTCCTTGAACAGCTCATCGGACATGGCCACGTGCTCGGCGCGGGGGCCGTCCTTGGCCGCCCCGCCCTCACGGTTGATCTGGGCCGCGGACATGATCGGGATCTGGTTCGAGCCGGCCGTCTCCTTGAGCTCGTTGGAGATGACGGCTGCGATGTCCCAGCCCTTCTTCGCGCGCTCCCCGGTGCTCGAGCGCATGAGGCCGATGTAGTCGATGACCACCAGGGTGTCGTCCTCCTGGGTGCCGGCGATCAGTGTGGTGTCGACCGGCCCATCCTCGGAGCCATGGATGCGGATCCGGCCTGACTGCTCCATCCACTCGCCCATGAGCTGGCGGCGGGCGGGCATCTCCAGTGCCTCCCATGGGCCCTTGTACGAGTGCCTCAGGGCCAGCTGGTGGATCCGATCGGCCACCTCGGCCCGGGTCATCTCCATCGAGAACCAGTGGGTGTTCCACCCGGCCTCGGCCGCGGCCACGGCAGCCTCAGCCAGCTTCCACGTCTTGCCCACCCCAGGCCGAGCGGAGATGTACCAGAGGTTGCCACCGGCGATCCCACCAGTGAGGTTCTGCAGGCGGGACTGGCCGTCGAGGCCCACAGGGCACCTGACCCGGTTGATGTGCTCCTCGAGGTTGTCGAAGTCGTCCACACCACCCATGCGGGGTGTCGAGGGGTTGACCTGCTGCACGCCCTCCTTGAGGATCGTGTAGGCCGCCTTCACGTCCGGCTCGTCACCGGTCAGCTCCATGGTGGCGGTGGCCATGATCGAGCGGAGAGTCCGGTTCGCCCACGCCTCCTTCAGGTTCGAGGCAGCCCAGTTGGGGTCGACCTGCGGGAGGTAGGCGAAGGACGGGAACTTGCGCTGCACCAGGTCCAGCTCAGGGGCCTTGTGAGCCTCGGTCTGGTACCGCACGCAGAAGGCGAAGACCTGCTTCGAGCCCAGCACGTGCTGGTCCTTGATCCCGAACACGCTCGGGGTGAACTGGCCCAGGTCGAGCAGGGCCGAGATGAACAGCGCCTCCGGAGCCAGGTGCTTGTCCCGGCCGGAGGCGAAGTCGTAGATGGTGGCGTCGGCATATGACACAGGGTGCCTCCGGGGTCTAGGAGGTGGGTGGGGTCTCCATCCTGCTACTGGTTCGGCAGGGGCGCTGACGATCTGCGATAACGATCAGATCACGGCATGCAGAAGGCCCTGAGGTTCCCGTTCCAGCATCCGGAGTGCTGGCTATCGGTCCGTCAGGGCCTTCGCACCGAGGTAGAGCTTCCCCTACCCCAGAACAGGGACTATACACCACTAGGATGCGTACCAGCAACTACCAAGTGCTTACACGGTCTTGTGCCGGTGAGGTCATGCGACACGCCAGGCACCGTATCAGCTTGGAACCATGTGATACGATCCAGCGCTGTAGGCGAGCGAGCGAGCAAGAAGCCCCACCTGCAGCCAACTGAGCGGAGTCTGCACGCGGCTCCAGCCGGGCCTTCGGCCCTCTTGGAGCCCGCCAGGATGCGTACGCGAGCACAGGGCACAATTGATACGTCGACGGTCGTTGCATTGAGGAATGCATCAGTGCATGATCACGACCATGAAGTCACCGAGCTGGAGCGTGAGGCTAGAGAAGAGTGTCATCGGCTACCACTGGTCGCTGGTCGAGACGTGCGTCGTCAACGGCAGGGGAGAGACCTGGCGGGGAGTCCTGTCCCACGGCTGGGCGCTGACCGAGCGCGGTGCCAAGCGACAGGCGGAGAAGGCCCGCAAGGCCCGAGCGAAGGCGTGGAGATGACCGAGACTGCACTCGCGGCCAAGCCACGTCGATCCAAGAAGCCACGGACCTCCAAGGTCTTCGCTCTGGATGTCACCG